ATGCGGTCATATGTATAACCTGTAAGTGCTGAAACTTTGGCTAACGCATTTGGTATTACTTCAAAATTGTCTTTAAGTTTACGGTCTGAGTATGCTGTGATGTTGGCAGTTGCAGTAAAACTACCTGCATCGTCAAATGTAAATCGTGTGGTGGTTCCATCTCGTACATACCAATTACCGATACCTGAATTAAGGTCAGTGTACATATGAGCACCGTCACAGAAAAACTCGCAGTCATCACCTGTGCCAAATCTTAAAATGTCGTTATCTGCAAGGTCAATCGCTGTGCGAACATTCAGTGTGCCGTTTACAGTCACATCACCTGCGAAGGTGGCGTTGCCTGGACCAGTAAGTGTAAGAGCAGTAGCAGGAGTGGCATTTGCGTTACTGGTTTGAAATACCATAGATGTAACAGGTAAAGTATTTGAGCCTTCACTTGTTACTTTTATTGCTGCTACGTTAGCAGGTCCAGCACCACTAGTATCTTCAGTGTACCAATTTAATTCTCCTAAATTCTCTCCACCCGACCAAGTTTGACTAGGTGAATTAATTGTAATGCTTGCAGCATTTGCACCTGTGTCTACAGTAATATCACCTGTGAAGGTGGCGTTGCTGCTACTATCAAAAGTCAGCATATCAGTCCAACCTGTGGATAAGTCAGAAGATGTTGTGATGCTAGATGCCGCTCTGGAAAAAGCCATTGTAGTGTTTCGTGAAATCATACCGTAGCTTGTGTTAGCACCTGAACCAGAGTTGGCAAACACTACACCCTGTATTGCATTTGTAGCACCGTTTGTGAAAGCTAATTGCCCCACACCAGAAGATTGTGCCACGGTAACATCACCCCCGAATGTGGCGTTGCCTGAAGTGTCAAAACCTAGATACATCGTATCAGAAGAACCCCATAATTCCAGAGGTGCTTGTCCTGCACTGTTAGATGCTTGCATCTTCATGGTGTAAGGCGAGTCATACATCTTAGAAATATGGGCGTATCTAGCAGTCGTTGTCGTAGACCCATTGAAGTGTATTTCGGCAACATCAGTGGCACTAGATGGATTATTTACTAAAAGTGTTTCACCCTCAACAGTAACATCCCCCGCAAAAGCGGCATTTTGTGAGCTATCAATAGTTAAGGCGGGAGTGTTTAATGTTCTCAGTTCAAGCTCGTTACCGTGTCCTATTATCCTATTGCCATCCGATGTTGTGGTATCATCCGAAAGAGTTATACCCACATAAGCAGTATCAGATGTAACCGCAATAGGATAGTTACCTCCATTGTTTACGTTGAGTGTTCCTGATAGTGTGGAAATACCTGTGATATTAACATCCCCTGCAATATCCAAATCACTTGCAAAGTCTACAATTCCCGCAAAACTAGTAATCGACTCTACTACATTTGTAGCATCACAATATAAAAAAGCCGTATGTCCGTCTGGAATTGCAATACCTGAACCACTAGCTGTCTTTAAAGTAATTATTTGACCTGTACTATTTCTAACCGTGTAAAGTTTACTAGCGTCAGGGCAAATTACTGTACCCGCTCCTGTCAAAGCCGTTCCTGTATCTGTAAGTTCAAGAATAGCACAGCGAGCTTCTGATGTAGTTCCGTTCGCAGTAGTTAATGTATGAGAGTTGGCTGTCCACGAATCAATAGTAGCTAACCCAGTAATAGCTTGTTCTACCATAGAAGTTATACTGTCGTTAACTACATCGCCCCAAGAACCTGATAATTCCCCCTGTACAGGAAGAGCGAGTTTTAATGTTGGTGTATATTGCGTTGTCATCTATTTAACCTTACGTGTTAATTTCATTCCACCCTGGAATTTGAGAATTGTTTATTTGCGTCCATTCTGGAGTTTGAGAGTCATTTATATTAGACCAATTTGGATCTTGAGAGTCATCTACTAAACCCCAAACGTTACTTAGCCCTACGATACCAGACGCTTCAAAACCATCAATATCAATATTAGTATCTATACTAATAGATACAGTATTTAAATCTAGTTGTCCAGTTATATTAGTAGGTATTACGGTTATGCCTAACCCAACACTAATGTCATTTAATGTTGTTGTTGAACTAACGCCTGTTAAGCTTATATTAGCATCGGCAACCGTAAATATATCGCCAAGAGAACTAGTTGTAGATGTACCCGTTACAGGTACAGAAATAGTAGATTCAGATACTACAGATATATCGCCAAGAGAACTAGTTGTAGATACACCTGTTGCAGAACTATTGGCGTCAGCAGTAATAGAAACACTGTTAAGAGCAGATGTTGTAGATACACCTGTTGCAGATATAGAGATATTAGATTCAGGTACTACAGATATATCGCCAAGAGAACTAGTTGTAGCTAACCCCGTAACAGACGTATTGGCATCAGAAAAAATAGAAACACTGTTAAGAGCAGATGTTGTAGATACACCTGTTGCAGGTACAGAAATAGTAGATTCAGATACTACAGATATATCGCCAAGAGAACTAGTTGTAGCTAATCCAGTAGCAGAGGTAGTAGTGTCTATAGCAACTGATATATCGCCAAGAGAACTAGTTGTAGCTAATCCAGTAGCAGAACTATTGGCGTCAGCAGTAATAGAAACACTATCAAGAGAACTAGTTGTAGATACACCTGTTGCAGAACTATTGGCGTCAGCAGTAATAGAAACACTATCAAGAGTAGATGTTGTAGATACACCTGTTGCAGAGGTAGTAGTGTCTATAGCAACTGATATATCGCCAAGAGAACTAGTTGTAGCTAACCCCGTAACAGACGTATTGGCATCAGCAGTAATAGAAACACTATCAAGAGTAGATGTTGTAGATACACCTGTTGCAGATATAGAGATATTAGCATCGGCAACCGTAGATATATTGCCAAGAGAACTAGTTGTAGCTAACCCCGTAACAGAGGTAGTAGTGTCTATAGCAACTGATATATCGCCAAGAGAACTAGTTGTAGCTAATCCAGTAGCAGAACTATTGGCGTCAGCAGTAATAGAAACACTATCAAGAGTAGATGTTGTAGATACACCTGTTGCAGATATAGAGATATTAGATTCAGGTACTACAGATATATCGCCAAGAGAACTAGTTGTAGCTAACCCCGTAACAGACGTATTGGCATCAGCAGTAATAGAAACACTATCAAGAGTAGACGTTGTAGATGTACCCGTTACAGGTACAGAAATAGGAGATTCAGCTAGGACAGTAACATTACCTATTTGTCCTGTAGCTTCAGCACCATCTACGGAAATTATAAGTAGGTCTAACCCCCAAGATCCTTGACCCCAAGCGGTGGCTCCCCAACCAGTATATTCCGTTGAGGAGGCCATTTCTAACCTACGCTAGTCTAATAATTGCGTTACTTGCATCCGCTGTAGGGAATTGGATAGTGAAATCACCTGCTGTAGATGTTTTATCTGCACCAAAATCAAGTACTGCGATAGCGGCATTACTATTAGCTGTTGTGTAAATCAATGCACCTCTAGCAGTAATAGTAGAGTTAGCCCACGTAGTATCATCAAAATCAATAAATGCTGTAGTGCCTGAAGTAGTAGCGGGAACAAGAGTTAGTGTATTACCACCAGCTGTATAGTTTGTCCCAGATACTTCGTTTGTAGCACTATATGCAGTTGTAGTTGCATCTAAACTAGCACTACTTGTGTATAATGCGATCTTATATGTTTGTGCGGTATCACTACTAAAATCCATTTCAGCGTCTAAAATAGCTTCTTTAAATGATGTACACATAGCTTGAGTAATAGCCATAATGGCCTCCTTACGTTACTTTTTGTCTAAATTGTCCTGAACGGTAAACATCTTCACGTAGTTTTCCGTCACCTAAGTTTTTCAATAATGTTATAGCTTGTAAATATAACTTTTGATACACCTCCATTGTAGCTTGTTCGGCTCTCATAAAACTGAAAGCTTGTAATAAAGCACCATTTAACAAGGCAGAATCGAACTCCTCTCCTAACCATGTAGTTCCAGCAGTAACTATAGACTCTGGGTAATACCCATAGTGAAGTTCTGTACTGTAATCTCCGTCTGGAGTTGGACCTAATAAAAACGTATTATCATCAAAATATGCGTAGTGTACTGGAAATCCTTGAGTAGCCGCTACGGGATATGCTTCACGAATAAAATTAACATCTTTATTCAATAAAAAATGATAGTTTCCACTACCATCAACAACAGACAAAGAATAACTCCACAAAAAATCACTAGGTGTAGATAAATAAGTATTACCTTGTGAAGTAGTACCAACAACATTTTTTCTTAATGCAGGTATTTGCACAGTATTATATATTGTCTGTTCGGCTTGCTGAGTAAACATATCAAGTTCTTCATCTGTGAAAGTGTTTTCACAAATGTTCTGTATGTTTGTTTTCAGCTCCGTATAGTTCATAATTTAAGCCATCGGTCCACGAGCCATAAGCCCTTTTGTTGCAGCGCCAGTGCCACGAACTTTTACGCCCTTGGTTTTAACGCCTTCCATAGATACTTTAGGTGCATGACCACATGGTTGCACACCTTTATCTTTGATAACCTTTACTTCTTTTTCGTCAAAAACATTCATTATAATAACTCCTATGTAATAACTACCACAACTTGCCCAATATGGCTATAAGTAATTAGATTATTTGGTGACAAATTGTACGGATCTTGTCCACCACCTACTGGATTCCATCCCCATTGTATATCTCTACTACTGTATTCCCCAGAAGAACCAACACTAGTATCCACTCTAGGATCTTTTATTGCTTGCGGATCATCTACAGGGAACTGACCTAATTTTAACTGAGGGTGGTCAGGATTCCAACACTCAGGACAAGCTTTTACATTTGTATTCCTACCCTTTACAATTAAATCTTTCAGCTCTCGTAGTTTATATTGAAAACCACATACATCGCATAAAGCAAGAGCTTTTTTTGCTGATGCAAACCTATTAGACATTAATACACCCTTCCCACTCTTGGTACAAATCTAGCAGAGGTTTTTTCTCTGTCTTCACCCGCAGCAAGTTCAAACTGCTCTTCATAAGCCGCCTTTAGCATAGGTATTCTATCCGCTAATTCTGGTATTTTCATAGCAATATAATAAGCTAACCCAGATACGAGTACGGGGAAAAAACGAAAGTTCATATCAGAAGTTTGTATACCGCTACCCGCGTCTTCTATACGTCTCATACGCCAGTAATAAAGAACGTAATTATCATTATCAGGAACAGGCCAAACATTAACTACAGGGTTATCTCGTAAACGTTCTATGTATATTTGTATCGGTCTACCACGAGAAAGTTTGTTAGGTATAGCAGCATACGTACTAACACTAATACGATTGATTGTTAGATCAGATTGTGTAGCTTGATTTCCTGAACCTGTACGTATTTGATGCTCTAAAAGATCTATGGTATCAGCAGGTAAATTATACTCAGAAGTACCATCAACTAAGTTAATAGTTCCTTCGTCAATAGTCCACATATTGATACCACGGTTCTGCCACTCAATAGTCATCAAGTTCATAGAACGACGTGCGGTACGCAAATCATAACCAGAACGCATCTCACGACCAGCTCGTTCCCAAGCTTCTTCAGCGATCTCAGTAAAATCCATATTAAAGGATGTGGTTCCTGATGTAGTCATTTCTTACGCCTTTTAACTGCGGAAACCCTTCTAGGTTTACCTGCTGGTTGCCCCAATTTTCTTTTCTGGGCTACTTTCTTACGTTTCTGAGCCGCCGTCATCTCTTTAGAGGTTTTAGGTGTTTTACTAGAAACTCTTTTCTTAGGTCTGCAATAAGGAGTTGCACGTTTTTCTCCTTTTTTACGACCGCAAGGTTTGCCAGTAGAAACATCTACCCACTCTTCTTTAAACCAACGCTTTAAGGCTTTGCCTTTTGCTGTTTTACGGACTGCCATTATTTATTACCCCAGTTTTTAGCTCCTACTTTTCTACACTTGGCTATAGCACCACTTGCATAAGCGGAAGGAAAAACCTTATAACGAGATTTAACCTTCCTATAACACTCATCTTTAACAGAGCCGCCTTTTTTGTACCCCTTACAGGGTTTAGATTTGTAATATCGTCTCATATATTACCGCATCTTGCAAGGACGCACTCCTTTTGTAACGCAACCTGCTCCGCGAACTTTTCCGCCAGATTTGTAACCTTTTTTAACGCTACAACCTTTTTTGTAACCTTTTTTGACTCTACCGCCAGATTTAAGTTGCGTCTTTCTCCCCAATATATTTTTGTTAAAAAAGTCTTTAATATCTTCGTTTTGCTTTTCCATATTAGCAAAAGCTTTTTTTCTTTGATTTTCTAATCTGTTTTCTTGCCTTTCTTGATATTCGGCAAATTCTTTGTCATCCTTTGCCCTCCTAGCTTCCCTTCGTCCTTCAGCCCCGCCAAACATCTGAGATAGACCTCCTCCTCGAGGTTTAGTCTTCGTAGAAGATTTAGGCTTATTCCTTGGAGTAACCGTAGAAGATTTAGGCTTATTCCTTGGAGCTAACGTATTGGAGTAATCACTACCACTTGTAATACCTTCACGTAGATCGTCTATTGTGGCTTGGTTTGTTGTATCCATTGGAGGTTTAGGCTTATTCCTTGAAGTAACCGTAGGAGTACTAGTCTTCGCAGGAGGTTTAGGCTTATTTCTTGGAGTAACCGTAGACTTAGTATCCATTTTATACTGAGCATCTTTTAGAAACTCACGTCTTTTCTTCGCTGCAAAAGCGCCGCCACCTTGTTCAAGGGCTTTTTTATACACTTCTGAAGCTTGTTTTTTTATTGTGGAGTCAGAGAAAGCTCGTTTAGTAGAACCTGCTTCTTTAGCCGCCATACGTGCGCGACGTTGTTTCATTTTTAATTCTCTTTGGGCTTTTAATTTAGCCATACGTTCAGATCTTTTCATCTTACGCGCCTTTCATAGTTATTATTTTACAAACTTTACCACCACGAGCCATACCGTATCCTCGTACTGTACCACCAGATTTATAACCTTTTTTAACTTTACCACCAGCTTTGTATTTTTTTGTCATATTCATAAATTCTTTACCTACTTTAGTTGGAACTCCAACTTTATTAGCGAAGTCTTTGTTATTTGCTACTGCCGCCATAAAGCGTCTTTGTTTTTCAGACTTAACAGGCATAGCGCATCACCACTTGGATTTATCAGCCCAATATGCCGCAGACATCTTACCTTTTGCGATGTTTTTGGCGTGACGAGCTTTAAATGATTTTCTTTTCATCTTCATACGTTTAGATTCACCCTTCTTAGGTTTACCTGCCGTACTAGCACCCTGCTCACCGTAACGTATAATCTTCTTCTTACCACCCTCACATGCTTTTACAATATGTGATTTCTTTGGGTGTGAAGGAGTCCTACGCGGTTTATTACAAGCCATTTTGGCTTTATTAACTCGCCCTCCTGACTTGTAATATCTTCGCATAAAACTATCCTAGCTATAGAAGAAGGTCATGGCGGTTATATTTGTTGCCGCAGATACATAGACATCTGAACTACAACGAATACCATTATCAGGAATGTTAACTGAGTGAGAGTCCGACGCTAGAAAGTCAATATCTAGCACTGTAGCGCCTCCGTTACCGTTGGTAACTGTAAGACGCCCTGCACCTGCACCTGTTAACACTTGTACCTGACGAATCCTAGCTGGACCTACTGCTAAAGAGCCTGTAGCCACAACGCGTTTTGTTAATACATCAGAAGAAGACATATGTTATCTCCTTAACCAGCTGAAACAGTTAGAACACCTGAGTTGCTCCAAATCTGCCCTGCAACTGAAGGATCAGCAGTTGGAAGATCTTTTATGATAACAACACTATTAGTGCCATCGTGACTAATAGAAATGTTTTCTGTCACT